CCTGCAATTGTCGCGATATTCATCGCATTTGCGATGATTATTCTGTTGATGGGTTGCACTATTGGCGAATTCGCCTTTCTTGCAAAGGATGTTAAGGTTTCAAACCCTTACTCATCCCCTGGCATACCAATGCCAGACCCAGATACAGGTACGCACTAAAATCGATCTTGAAAGACCGACAATAGTCGTACTTGACAAGGGGCGTTTACTCACAAAGGAGATAAATGCTCTGCAGTAATAAGGGGCTGCATCAAGGTCCCCCCGTAATACGGGGGACCCCTTTACAGCCACGCCTATATTCAGTTAGCATCAGGCAGTATTCGCGGACTAGCTCCGAGAGGTATACCATATGGTAACCAATAAGAGCTCGGATGAGTCATTAAGTCTCATCGCCGCTTTACTGTCTGACGTGCAAACGTCACACAGTGAAGTATTGTCACCACGAGCGCTGCGTCTCACCATCCAAAAGGTGGAAAAACGCTATGCTCGGGAAGGAATAGGTTTTCTCACGAAAACCTTACCACGCTTAGGTAAAGCTCTAGATAGAGCTTTATCTGGCGAAGTACCACTAGACGCTGCTAGTCTTGCTTTTCAAAGCATGCCTAACAGTAAGCTACCGAGATTTCTCGGTGAGCTATTCCAGTGCATCTTCGCTCACAGCGGTTGGGTTCTTCCAACTCCCTGTGTCCGAAGCATCCGTACTCTACGTCAAGTCCTGTACTTGTTTTACAAGTATGAACTTCCGTATAGTTCAGACCTCGAACGGGACGTTGTCGATCAGTTCATCAGAACTGACGACGAAGTCCTTTCTTACAATCAGTACGCTGACCGAATATTCGGTTCGCAGACTGATGAACCCCCTATCGCGATATCTGCAATTGCAGATCGCCGCGTCAGGAGGGTTCTACAACGCGCGAGACGACTCCTTTCGGAGTTGTTCCGTTCGTTTGACGTCGATGATATCTATCCTAGGCACGGACCCGGTGCTGTTTCTACTAGAGAAACACTCTGGGATAAGTACCTATGGAGTAAGATATCTCCTCGAATCGCTAGCGTATATCCCATTGACTCGTATTATTACGCGTCCTTGGGGCACGTGTGCGATAACTATCGAATGATGAGTTCGATACAGTTCGTCGAGTCTTCAGCCAAGGTTATCCTTGTACCTAAAGACTCTCGTGGCCCACGTCTAATTTCTGCCGAACCATTGGATTTCCAATGGATCCAGCAAGGATTAGGTAGTGCCATTGTGAGACATGTGGAATCCCACCCTTTAACAAGGTGGAATGTCCACTTTACTGATCAGATGCCGAACCGTATTGGAGCCCTACTGGGTTCTTCTACGGGGAAGTATTCTACCCTTGACCTCAAAGAGGCCTCGGATAGAGTCTCGATCGGTTTAGTTCGCCTACTGTTTCCAGAGCCCCTTTTGGGGCGTCTCAAAGCATGTAGGAGTCTGAGTACAGTTCTCCCGGATGGTAGCACTCGTGTTCTCAACAAGTTTGCACCTATGGGGTCAGCATTATGCTTCCCCATTCTTGCACTCACTTGTTGGGCACTGTTATCATCGGGTTGCTGGGATGCGTATCCGAACTCTCACCGTTTCCGCAAGGAAACGCGAGAACGGATACTCGTGTATGGAGATGATGTAATCGTGCCATCGGGTTATACCGAGCACGCGATCATGCTACTCGAGGCTTTCGGCTTAAAAGTAAACCGAACCAAGAGTTGCACCAGTGGACTCTTTAGAGAGTCTTGTGGCATGGACGCCTATAAAGGCGAAAATGTCACCCCTGTACGTTTACGTACAGTCTGGCAGTCATCCCCCTCCCCGGACGTTTATACTTCGTGGATTAGCTATGCTAATTCCATGTTTGATAAACGTTACAACAACACTTACGAGTTGATCGTAAGATGGCTTTGTAGAGTATACAAAACCATACCGAGCCGGGACATGAATCTTTCATGCCCGTCGCTTGTTGAAGTACCGGAGACCTACCGGCCTAAAGTCCGTCGCGTTAATCGATCCTTGCAAAAGGTCGAATATCGCGTTCGCGACATTAAGCCACGGATTATACGTAAGGAAATAGACGGATGGTCCATGCTTTTGCGTTATTTCGCAGAAGGATGTTCCACTTCGTCCCCTTACAATCCGAACGATAGGCCTCGCAGATGCGGTGTAGCGGCAGCCTTGCCTTCATATGAAGGTAAGGAACCGTTCTCCGTCCGTTCGTAC